ACATATTATATCTGAAGGATATTCTTTAAAAGAAGCACAAGGAACTAATAAACGAGAAAAATGTTCTACATGGAATATTATTGGATTACATTCCAAGTTACGTACCAATAATTTAATTCATAATAAACACATTCCTAAAAAATATTTAAGATCTTCTATCAATCAAAGATTAGCATTAATTCAAGGATTAATGGATACAGATGGTACTTGTGATAAAAGAGGAATTTGTTTATTTTCACAAAAGAAAAAAGAAATTATCGATTCATTCAGAGAAATACTTTCTTCTTTAGGAATTAAAAGTCGTGTTAGAAGCAGAATTATAAAAGGACAAATTTATTATTCTGTAATTTTTAAAACACATAAATTTAATTGTTTTAGACTCACAAGAAAATTAAAAAGACAAAATATTCAAATTGGAAAAGAAAGAAAAAATACTAATGTTCTTTATATTAAAAATATTGAAGAAGTAAATAGTGTTCCTGTAAAATGTATTCAAGTTGAAAATGAAGATCATATGTTTTTGTGTGGTACTACAATGATTCCTACACACAATTCAACAACCTTAGTTGCATATTTCTTACATTACATTTTATTTAACAAACATAAAAAAATTGGAATTCTTGCTAATAAAAGAGAAACCGCAATTGAATTGTTAGCCAAAGTGCAACTGGCTTTTGAATTATTACCAATGTGGCTCCAACAAGGTGTTAAGGTTTGGAATAAAACAAGAATTGAATTGGAAAATGGTTGTGTTATTTCCGCACACTCAACATCAAGTGCTTCTATTCGTGGTCAAACATTTAATATTATTTTTCTTGATGAATTTGCACATATTGATAATAAATTAGCAGATAAATTTTGGACATCCACATATCCGGTAATTTCACAAGGAAAAACATCTAAACTTATTATTGTTTCTACTCCAAATGGTATAAATTTATTTTATGAATTATGGACTAAAGCTAATTTATCACATGATAATCCAGATTGGAATCAATTTCATGCTCTTGAAGTATTAAATACGGAAGTTCCTGGTAGAGAAAATCCGGAATGGGCAGAAAAAACAATTTCTATAATTGGTGAAAGCCGTTATGCACAAGAATATTTATGTGAATTTCTCGGTTCTGGACATACTTTAATTGCTGGTAAATTTTTAAAACAAATGATTATTTTACCTCCAAAACACTCACAAAATCATTTTGATGTATGGAAAGATCCTTCGGCTACCCAAGATGAACCACATATGTATGTGATTGCAATTGATACTGCAAAAGGAAAACAATTAGATTATTCGGCTCTTACTGTCATTGATGTAACAGATGCTCCATATGAAGTAGTAGCAAAATATCGAAGTAATACGGTTCCTCCTGTATTATTTGCCGATGAAATTGTGCCTATTGCCAAAAGATATAATGATGCATTTATTATTATAGAAATGGACGGTCCCGGATATCAAGTAGCTGATGATTTACATCATATACATGAATATCCAAATATTTTATATGTTGCAACAAAAGGAAGATCAGGACAAATATTAGCAACTGGATTTGGTAATACTGGTAAAAATGTTCAACGTGGTGTAAAAATGAGTACACCCGTCAGAAGAACTGGTTGTGCGAATTTAAAGACACTTGTTGAAACTCGTAAATTGATATTTTACGATCAAGATATTAAAGATGAATTAGCATCTTTTGTTTTAAAGGGCGACAAATACCAGGCAGATGAAAATAAACATGACGATTTGGTAATGACACTTGTTACTTTTTCATGGTTAACAACACAAAAACATTTTAGGGATTTAGTAGATGCAAAACTCCGTGAAAGTTTGCAAGATGATTATGCTCCAAATTTTGATCAAGATTTAACTCCATATGGATGGGTTAATAATGGTTTAGAAGAAGAGGAAGTGGTATTAACTCAACAATGTATTTGGAAAAGTGCCCAAAGTGCTGTTTGGGAAGAATTTGCCGAAAGAGAGCGCCGAAAAGCTACTATCGATATTGATGCAATGAAACGGTTACATGAATATGGATGGGCTTGAAAATTAGAAAAGGATAAATATTTGTTGAAGTTATAATTCTTAAACGAATAAAGAAATTATAGTAAACAAAGGAGATTAATATGATTACTCAACAAAGCCCTGGTGTTCTTATTACTGAAATTGCTGCTAACACCACTGTTGTTGGAACTTCTACAACAGGTGCAATACTTGCTGGACCTTTTACATGGGGCCCTGCAAATGTCAGAACACCTGTAGATAGCGTAGATACTTATAAATCCATATTTTGGGAACCAGATAATGATACTGCTAACACATGGTTTACAGGATCAACTTTTCTTGCATATGGAAATAATTTAAATGTTATTAGAGTACTGCCAAAATTGGCAAGAAATGCCGCAGTAGTATTTGATGGAATTTCAGATGTAGAAATTGGTGCAAGTTATGGATATTTTCATACACCAACTATTGCAACTGCCACTTCTTCAGGAGCATCATTTACTGCCGAAATTGCAAATGGTGAAATTGTTGGTGTGTCAGTTACAGCACCCGGTGGTGGATTTGATGTAGATGCTCCTCCAACATTAGTAGTTACTCCAACTGGTGGAGATACACCAACAGTTCCTGCGGTATTAACAGCCGTTGTCGGTATACAAATTAATAATCCAACCGATTATTCCGCAAATTTTGCTGGTGGTCAAATGACTGCTGCCGGTGAATTTTGTGCCAAATATGCTGGAACTTTAGGTAATGGTATTCAAATTGCTATTTGTGATAGTGCTGTCCAATTTGCAACATGGGCATATAAAGGATACTTTACAGGTCCTCCCGGAACATCTGCATATGTGGCTGCTTTAGGTGGAAGTAATGATCAACTTCATATCATATTATTAGATAATCTTGGAATAATTACTGGTTATCCTGGTAGTGTTTTAGAAACATATCCATTTGTTTCCAAAGCATCAGATGCACAAAATGTACAAGGACAAAGTATTTATTATCCTCAAGTTTTACAATCACAATCTAAATGGATTTATTGGTTAGATTTTCCTGCATTAATGACAAATTGGGGATCTACTGGAAGAGGAACAACATTTGATACATTATATGTTGCTGCTACTCCTTCTGCATTATCAAGTGGAACTGGAGCATCTAAGGAAATATATACTGCTGTTACTCCTGGAAATTTAACACCACCAGTAACAGTTAATATTACCGCAAATGGAACCGCAGGAACTTCAGGAACTTCTTTAACAATTGGAGTATCTGGGGTGAATATTTCAGTTGATTTAGCTACAAGTCATGGTACTTCGGGTACTGTAATTACAACAACTGCACAACAATTAGCAACAGCACTTAATAGTTATCCAGTTACAGCTAATTTATTAAGTGTAACTGCTGGAACTGGTGGAGTTGGAACGGGTCTTGTAGGAACTTCTGGAGCCGCATTACCATTAACTGGTGGTGTAAATGGTGAAAATTATTTAGTAATTCTTGAAGGTGGAAATCTTGAAAATAATACATTAGAAGATGGTGATATTATTTCTGGTTATGAATTATTTGATACAGATGATTTCCAATTTTCATTAATATTAACAGCCGATAATGATGCAACAGTTGTTGAATATTTAATTAGTATGGCAGAAACTAGACAAGATTCTGTTGTATTTGTGTCACCACCAGAATCTGCTGTTGTAAATAATGCAGGAAATGAAGCCACTGCTTGTGTTGCTTTTGCAGATACTTTACCAGAATCTACTTATGTGTTCGTAGATGGTAATTGGGTACAAGTTTATGATATTTATAATGATGTTTATCGGTGGATTCCTGCAAATGGAAATATGGCTGGATTATATGTGCGGACCGCGCAAACAAGAGCGCCATGGATTCCATTCGCTGGATTAAATCGTGGTGTATTATTAAATGTTGTTGCGCTTCCTTGGAATCCCAAAAAAACCTATAGGGATATTCTTTTTAATGCCGCAGTTAATCCTATTGTATCATTTCCTGGATTTGGTCCATTACTATATGGCGATAAAACCTTTACGATTGAACCAGGTCCGTTTGATGCTATTAATGCTAGATTCTTAATGATTTATATCGAACAAGCAATTGCAGCCGCAGCCAAATATACATTATTTGAACTAAATGATGCTATTACGCGTGCGCAATTTGTTGGATTAGTTAATCCATTTTTGGCGGATGTAGAGGGTGGTCGTGGAATATATGATTATCAAGTTGTTTGTGATTCTAATAATAATACACCAGAAATAATTGATGCACATGGT